CGTAACCAAGCCTGAGACGACCGAGAATTATCACCGCATTCCAGTTGATACAGGAAATCACGATGGCCATAGGATTCGCACCATCACCGTATCTGCAAGTAAGGGGATCAAGGCACTCTACTGTGGCACCTGCAAAAAGATCATCACATATCTATTCGATGTCGGCAAATGGTCAATGGAAGAAGCCCAGGCATGGGTGAGGGAGCATAAGAGATTATTGGAGAGATATGAGGAGAAGCTGGCAAGGGAACAAAACGAACAAGACCAACTGCAGGATACTATAAACGAGCTTTTTGAGCTTGGCGTTGAAGATGTGGAAGCCATTGTATTTGACGAATATGACCCTGGTGAAATCCTGACACCCGTAGATGAGAAAGCGGTTGAGTTCCCGAAATCAGATGATTGGGAAGAGGATAAAGAACCCGATGATTATGCAGATGTAAAAGAGATGATTTACGAACTCAAGGATGCTGTCACAGAGATGAAAGAGGGGCGTGTGCTCAGCACGAAAAACAGAACGCTTGTTGCGGATATTCGAGATAAAATCCGAGAGCTAGATGAACGTCTGACAGAGCTTTTAAGTGCAACAGAGCCTCCAGAGAAGGCAGAGCGGTTTTCCTGCGAATGTATTGAATGCGGCTACAAGGTTACATCAGAAGAGCATTGTAAGGATATTGAGTGTCCGAAATGTGGTGGAAAGATGCGAAGGGCGGAGCGTCCCGGGCCTGGCAGAGAAGTGGAGTTTGTTATCGAAAAAGATATTGCTGAAAAAATAGATATCAAAGCGTTGATAGAAAAAAACTTGTCTCCAGAAAAGCTTAGAGAAGTAATTGAGCTGGCGCTGGATAAACTCAGAGGAAAGGTGAGGTAAAACGAAACTCAATCTTGGTTCTGGCGAGAATCGCAAAAATGGATATGTCAATGTCGACAAGTTCGGCGATCCCGATGTGCGGCATGATCTTGAGACATTTCCCTGGCCGTGGGATGATGACAGCATAGATGAGATTCGGGCAAATCACATCATGGAGCATTTGGGGCAGGATTCGGACACATTCCTCAAAATCATGCAGGAGATATACAGGATATGCAAACCAGGGGCTAGGATTGAGATCAATGCACCGCATCCCCGTCATGACGACTTCATAAGCGACCCTACTCATGTGAGAGCGATTACGCCGAGACTGTTCGAATTATTCTCAAAGAATAATAACGAGAGGTGGGCGAAGGGAGGATTCGCCAATTCTCAGCTTGCCCGTTATTTGGATGTAGATTTTGAGATTAAGGATGTGCAGTTTATTATCGAACCGGTATGGATGAACAAGCTAAATTCTGGAAAGATAACCAGAGACCAGTTAAACGAAAATATGGCATTGTTTAACAACGTGATTAAAGAGACGAAGACGGTTTTGGAGGTTATAAAATGAAGCCTGATTGGGAAAAGCCCCATTGGAACCCCAAGGAATATTCCAGAGAAGACCAACCGGATATATATTACAACTCTTGTCCCAATTGTGGAGAAATGGTGCGGAGAGAAACAATATTTTTAAATTTGAAGCAAATTGATTTTAAATGCAACAAATGTCACACGAAATTTTTAGTTCCCACTTCTCAAAATAAGCCTGATATACAGGTAGCATGGGAGAATGGGGATTGATATAGATTCAAACCAGCAAAAGGATTAATAATGTCTGACTTTTCAAAAATCGAATCTCTTGAAAACTGGATCGCATGGACATACCTATCGGGCGAGCTCGGATGGGCTCCGCAGAGGATAGCCTATGAATTATGGGTGAACGCACAGCGATTACTCGAGTGGATAAACGCTCGAGGCCATGAGATGGAGCGGCTTGCTGACAAACAGCCCGGGCAAGTCAAGGAAATTAGGGCAAAATGGCAGGAAAGATATCCCGTAGCGAAACCAGAGGATAAGGCAGACCTCAATCTCGACGTTAAAAAGGTTGTGAAGCTACATCGAGAGGGATATAAACTGCATGAGATTTCTAAAAAACTCAAAGTAAAACATAGTGATTTCATCTACTGGTGGAATCAACATTTGCATGGCGAATACGGCATCAATGCAGAGCTTAGAAAACAGGCCGTAGCCAGTACGTCAATTGTTTAACATATCAGCCATATATCTGATGTGTTAGGCAACTGCTGATCTTGAGAAAGATTCTCAACGTCAGAGGCACTAGGCGATTTAAGTATATGGTGGAGGGGCGTATATCGTCCCAGCCATAGAAGCGGATCGCTGGAAGTAATACAACCGAGGGGGTTGATTATCAAAATCCAAAATCAGCAGACAACTACGCAAACAATGAGTGAAGAAATAAAGACTGAGAAAATTAAACAAAGCGAACTCGAAACCTTGGTCACCAAGACAACCGAGGAAAAGCTCAACGATCTTATTGCAGATGTTGCGGTTCCCTATATCCAAGACCAGCTCAAGGAACAGTTGCCCGATGCTCTCAAGGCCCTTAAGCCTGAAACAGAAGTTGAGAAGGCGCGGGAAGAAGCCGATAAGTTCGAATCTGGCGAGGAGTTTCTAAAAGCCCTCGTAGATTTCAAACGAAAGCAGTCGGCTGATAAGCGTCTGCAGCTTATGAGCAAGCAGGGCGAGCCTGTCATCAAAACAGCCGGTCATCTTGAAATTGGGGAAGACTCACAGGGCGGATTTCTCGTCCCCGAAGTCTACCGCAAAGAACTGTATGAGATCGCCCTCGAGAATTCAGTTGTCCGCGCTCACGGCGCAACCGTTATCCCCATGACCTCAGATAGCGTGAAGATCCCGTATGTCAACGATACGTCTCACGCTGCTACGGTTTTTGGTGGAGTTAGCGGTGTATGGACAGCCGAGGCCGAGCAGAAGTCTGCTAAGAAACCCACATTCGGTCAGATGGAGCTTACTCCTCATAAACTCGCGGCTATTACCTATGCATCCAATGAGTTAATCGACGATAGCATGATTGCTATTGCCGCATTGCTTAAACGGATGTTTGGTTCTGCCTTGGGATATTTTGAGGACGATGCATTCATCGTTGGAACGGGTGCGGGGCAACCCCTCGGGATTCAGAATTGCGGATGTACCATCAACAATCCGAGAAATACGGTAAACAGAGTCATGATCGAGGACTTGGCGGAGATGTGGATGCGGTTGCTCCCAGCATCGTATAAATATGCGTACTGGGTTATCAACCCCACCGTAATCCCCGAGATTCTTGAGATGGGTTCTGGAAATGCCGCTGATGCTTCGGGTAAGAATCTGGTATATACCGAAAATATCAAAGACACCCTTGTCTGGAAGATTTTCGGTCGTCCGGTTCTGATCTCTGAGAAGATGCAGGCCCTCGGAACTCAAGGTGACATCGGTTTGTACGACTTCCGGTATTATCTCATCGGTGACCGCCAGCCGGTTACTATCGATGCGAGTGAACACATTCGTTTCGATTACGATGAGACTGCCTGGAGGGCGGTACTCAGGGTCGCTGGTCAGTGTTGGCCCGCAGCCCCAATGACATTGCGCCGGGGTGGCACTACTCAGTCTCCTTTTGTCCAGCTTGACGCTGATACAAGCTAATAGAGAAGAAGATGAGGTATAAAGAAAAAAATGGCGGATTCTCAAGTCTCGGTGAATTCCTAGTCAAAGTCCGCAAGGCTTGTGATGGCGAGGGAAGCCCGGACAGTCGGCTTGTCGCTTCGAAGATTTCGAAGACGGCAGGGCATATGGAAACAGGCGAGGATTCTCAGGGCGGATTCATGGTTCCAGAGCAGTTCAGGGATGAAATTCTCCACGCTGCTCTCGAAGGTGCAATTGTGAGGCCAAGGGCGAAGGTTATCAAGGCCACGAGTGATTCTCTGAAGGTGAGGCGGTTTGTGGAGACAGACCGCAGTTCTAATATTTTCGGGGGCATCACGTTCAATTGGCTTCACGAGGCGGCACAAAAATCCTATACGGGAAAATCGACGAAGCCCGCCCTCGGACAACTTGAACTTACGCCTCATAAATTAGTGGGAAGCTGTTGGGTATCCAATGAGCTTGAAGATGATTATGGGGCATTCAGTGACTTTATGCGGATGTCATTCGGTCAGGCAATACGGTTTATCGAGGATGACACCTTCATCTGGGGAACAGGCGCGGGACAGCCGCTAGGCGTTGCCAATGCCAGCAATGGCAGCCTGATTTCTATCAATCGTGCAACTGCTAATGCTCTGGATTGGACAGATATTGCACACATGGCAGAAAGGTTGCTTGCGGATTCCTGGAAAAATGCCGCATGGCTCATCAATCCCGATGTACTCGATGAGCTTTTCGAAGCAACTGCCCCTGCAATACAGCAGGTAGCCATGATTGATCTTTCCTCAACGAAGTTCTTTGGTATTCCATTCATTGTGACCGAAAAGTGTACCGCATTGGGAACTACAGGCGATATAATTCTTGCCGATTTTTCACATTATGTCATAGCCGACAGGGAGATAGTAGTAGCGGGGTCGCGTCATGTTGAGCGATCTGGTATTGCCCAAACGGGTATCGGATTCTCGACGGACGAGACCTTCTGGAAAGTGCAACTCAGAGTGGATGGTCAGCCTATTATGGCCGCTCCTATTACGCCATATCGGGGAGCCAATACTTTGAGTGCATTTGTAGTGTTAGATCAAGATACCAGTTAATGGAGGACTAAATTGGGTAACGTACACAAGTTCATACAACACTACAGACAGATTGCTGGCGATATGTCAGAGGCGATGGGTGCGGAAACCACAATAGCTGATGCTATTGCAACTCCCACCTATGCCAACATGGCTAACTACGACCTGGTTATTGGTGTTGCACAGGTATCAGATGCTTCTTCTGGTGCGACTGTGACCCTTCAAATGTACGAGGCTACAGATGCCACGGGTGGAGGCGCACAGGCCGTTACCGGAGCGACTGATACCTATACATCGGCCGCCACTTCGGTTGTTGATGTTCTCGTTGCACAGGTGCGGGGCGAAGATCTCTCTGCCGGATTTCAGTATGTGGGCGCTCGAATCACCACTGATGATGCCGACGGAACAGAGGTTGCAGCCGTGCTTCTGATGCAGGGACGTGCTCGCTATAAACAGGCCACATTGCCAGCATAATCTGGCTTAGTGTCGATAGAAAGAGAAGCGGGGGTGGGGAGATGCGATGCAACTCCGCGACCCCCGGCTTCCTTTTTCTGAAAGAGGGTTTATGAAAATCATCTGGAATAGCTCGACTCCATTGGGAAATTCGGGATATGGTGGAATAACCCGCAATCTCATTCCTCGGTTTACGAAAGCGGGGCATGAGATGAAAATTGCCATTAAACACTGGCATTACGGATGTCATTCATGGCAGGGGGTTGAGATGTTTTCTGGCCGTCATCTGCTCCACACCTGCGATATGATGGAGCGGGAAAACTGGGATTATATCATAAGTTGCTGGGATTTATGGGGAGTACATGGTAAGCGGCATTTTCCGAAAAAGAAGTGGATCGGTTATGTTCCGATTGATACCGAGTTCATCTCCGATCGCTTAAAAGAAGTGCTTTTGGGACAGGATATAGCAGAGGATGATCGCGGTCCTGGTTGGTTTATCTCCATGTCAAAACATGGCAAGCGGGAGATGGAAAGCATTGGACTTGAGGTGTTATATGCGCCAGTCGGAGTTGATGCGGAGTTATTCAAGCCCGATGCTAAAGCAAGGGCAAAATATAGAAAAGCCTGGGAATTTAAAGATTCTACCTTTGTTGTCGGGATGGTCGGTCTTAATTATTCCGATGACAGAAAAAACTTTATATCTATGATGCTTGCTTTTAAGGAATTTCTCGAGGAGCATCCAGATTCGCAATTATATTTACACACCCACGCAACGGGTAAGGATGAAGAATCGCTTAATTATATTGCCATAAGCGAAAAGCTTGGGCTTT